AGCTTTATATGCGCGTATGGACGAATATACATCACGTCCTGCAGAAGCTATTATTATTATTGAGGAATATATGTATCATTCAAATTTTCGAATTGATAAAGAAATTAACGTAATGGCATGTATTTCTAAATTACTTGAAGTATCTGGTAAAGTTGTTTTATAAGGATATAATAGAATTTGGAGATAGGAAGTTTTTATTGTATCGTACAATAAGAGAAACGGAAAAAACAACCCAAGAAGCTATTAACTTGGTAAAAAAATATTGGCATTGTGACACAGTTTTAAAAAAAGAAAACAATTATTATTTTTGCAACGAAATTAAACAAATAGATTATGAAGAAATCAATCCAACCCCCTAGTCAACCTAATATTGATATTAGTAAGACTACTAAATTAACTACTGAAAGTGGAAAAGACATTTGGCAGCAAGGTTTTATAGTAAGAAAAGTATCTAAATTTCTTACTCAAGCTGAAGATGATGCTATAATGCCTCTTCCTGTTTGGTATGATCCCGAAACAGGCAAAATTTTAAAAGGATGCCTTCCTCCTGAACTTCAAAGTGAATATGACACTCTTTGATTGGCTTAAAGAGCTAACAGGTAAAAAACGTGATTGGGACTCCTTCACCGATAAGGAGAAGGAGTCCTTTAATCCGTATATGATTAATAGATTTATATCTATGCACCAACCATTTGCCGAACTAGCAAATTATGTACAAACTATACCTTATACTGAGAAGGAAAAATATTATAAGGTATATTGTGGTTTGCTTCCTAAACAAAATGTTTGGCTTAAATATATTAAATCAAAAATGAAACAACCCACAACAGAATTAATAGATGCTATTTGTAAAATATTAGAATGTTCTAGACGTGAGGCACACGAGGAAGTTATTTTGTTAGATAATGATGTGCTAGAAGATCATTTATATAGAGCAGGCTATCAACCTAATGAAGTAGCAAAAATGTTTAAGTAATGGATAGTATAGTAAAATCAGTTATAAAACAATTTACTGAACGAGCAGAATTCGGTAAAGAAAAATATGGTGTTGACCTAGATAGAGAAGATTTAGTATTTGGGGAATGGGTTACTCACATGAAAGAGGAACTTATGGATGCTATACTTTACTTAGAAAAAATAGAAAAGTTATATGGCAAAGAAACCCCAAATACTCAAGGAAATACAAAATAAGGAATTACCTGAGGTAAATTACGCTTACCAAAAGACAATTTCTTATTCTCAAATGTCTATGTACAGAAGCTGCCCACACAAGTGGGCACTTCAATATAAGGATGGACACTACCAAAATGAACAATCTATTCATTTTACTTTTGGAACATCAATGCATGAAGTAATCCAAGATTGGCTTACCACAATGTATGAAGAATCAGGAGTAAAGGCGGATGCTATGAACTTAGAAGAAATATTTCAAGAAAAGTTTATAAATTTATATAAAGAGGGTTATACTAAAAACAATGAAACCCACTACTCATCCCCAGAAGAACTACGTGAGTTTTTTGAGGATGGAGTAGCAATACTAGATTTTCTTAAAAAGAGACGTAAACAATATTTTGGTAATCGTGGTTGGCACCTTGCAGGTATTGAATTACCTATTGTGATGAACATTGGTAACAATTTGGTATACAAGGGCTTTATCGATATGGTATTATACCATGAACCTACAAATAAATTTTATGTATACGATATAAAAACGTCTACTAGGGGGTGGGGTGCTAAAGCTAAAAAGGATGAAACTAAGCAAATGCAGTTAGTTCTTTATAAAAAGTTTTTTAATGAGCAATATGGTATCCCTCTTGAAGATATAGAGGTAGAATTTTTTATTGTACGTAGAAAAATTTGGGAAAATAGTGATTATCCTATTCATAGAGTACAACTCCATAGACCTGCTGCTGGAAGGAATAAACTTAATAAAGCAGATAAAATTCTAGATGAGTTTATTAGTGATTGTTTTACCCCTAAAGGAAAACATCAAGATAAAGAACATCCTAAAGTAGTATCACCTTTATGTAAGTGGTGTCCTTTTAATGATAATAAAGAATTATGCAATAAAAAATGATACATACTTATATTCCTTATGCTCCTAAAACACAAAAATTAAATTTAGGATGGGCTTATAATAATTTTATGTCTTTAGTAGAGGAAGATGATTGGGTATTATTTTTAGACCATGACGCTACTTTTACCACAAGAGACTGGTACCCCCAAATAGAGGAGACTATAATATCTAATCCAGAGTATGGAATGTTTACCTGTCTTACAAATAGGATAGGTATGGAATGTCAAAAACCTGAGGGCATTGATGAAAACAACCATGACATAAAATATCATAGAGGAGTAGGTACTCATTTTCAAAAAGAATATTATAAAAAAGTAATAGAATACCCTAAAGAATGGTTAAGTGGGGTTATTATTTTAATAAACAAATCAACTTGGAAAACTACAGGGGGATTTGAAAATGGCTTTATTGGAGTAGATAATTGTATACATAGGGCTTGCAGTAAGCATAATATTAAAGTAGGTTTGATGTTAGGATTTTATGTATACCATTGGTACCGAGGGGATGGAGATATGGATCATGTAAAAGAAAGTAATACTTTACATAAAAATCCATACTTTTAAAATCCTCATATATGTATATCAAAATATAAGCTATGAAAAAAAATATGACATTAACCAGTGTAAAAGTTCAAAGTGAGTTATTTGATGAATTTAAAGTAGCATGTGTTAGACATAAGTTTTCTTTCCAAAAACTTGCTGATAGGTGCATTCATTTGTATCTTACAGATGAGGATTTTAAAAAACAAATCCATAATCACAACAATTTAGACTTTTAATAATAAAAAAATTTAATGGAAACAGTTATACAAATGGAAGGGTATATACCCCAATCCGAAAGAAAAAAAATATTACTCCTTTGTGATGATATTAGAACTCACTCTGGTATAGGTACTATAGCTAAAGAAATAGTCTTACATACCGCCCACCATTATAATTGGGTTAACCTTGGAGCTGCTATTAAACACCCTGAAGAAGGGAAAGGTTTAAACATAAGTGAAGAAACTAATAAAATAGTAGGAATTAGTGATTCTTCTGTAAAAATACTTCCTAGTAGTGGTTATGGTACTCCTGATCTTTTAAGAAAACTTTTAAAAACAGAAAAGCCAGATGCTATTTTTATATTTACTGACCCTAGATATTGGATGTGGTTATTTGAAATTGAAAATGAGGTAAGAAAACAAATCCCTATTATTTATTTAAACATTTGGGATGATTATCCTGCTCCTATGTACAACAAAACTTATTATGAATCATGTGATTTATTAATGGGTATTTCTAAACAAACAGTTAATATAAATAAATTAGTATTAGGGGATAAAGCTAAAGATAAAATTATTTCTTATGTTCCTCATGGTTTAAACCACAAAATGTATTTCCCTATAACTGAAAATGATAAACAATGGGATGAATTTTGGGAATTCCAAAACCAACTTTTTAAGGGAAAGCAATATGACTTTGTAGCCCTTTATAACTCTAGAAATATTAGAAGAAAACAAGTCCCAGATACTATTTGGGCTTTTAAACAATTTGTAGATAAATTACCTTTAGAAAAAGCTAAAAAATGTGCTTTAATTTTACACACTAATAAAGTAGACCCAAATGGCACAGACCTTCCAGCAGTAGTAGAAACTTTATGTGGACATGAACCCGATAGATATAATATACTATTCTCAGAAACAAAACTAACAGTTGAAAAGATGAATATGTTATATAATAGTACTGATGTTCAAATTCAACTTACTTCTAATGAAGGTTGGGGATTAAGTTTAACTGAAGCTTTATTATGTGGTAATCCTATCATAGCTAATGTTACAGGAGGTATGCAAGACCAAATGCGTTTTACTGATAACAAGGGAGATTGGTTTACTCCTGATCAAAATGTTCCCTCAAATCACAGAGGCACCTATAAAAACCACGGTGAATGGGCATTTCCAGTTTATCCTTCAAACATTTCAATTGTAGGTTCACCTCCAACCCCATATATTTTTGATGACAGATGTGATGCTAGTGATGCTGCTGACCAACTTATGGAAGTTTATCAGTTAGGTAATGAAACCAGACAGAAAAAAGGCCTTGAAGGTAGAAAATGGGCATTAAGTAAAGAAGCAGGATTCACCTCAGAAAAAATGGGGTATCGTGTTATGGATAATATAGATAATTTATTTCAAACATGGAACCCTAGGGAAAAATATAATTTAATTAAATTCTCTTCCCCAACAAGAAAATCAACCCCACATAAATTAGAATACTAATGAAGCCGTTATTTGTAATAAGTTGCCCTATTGATACCTACTCAGGATACGGGGCCCGTTCTAGAGATGTTGTTAAAGCCCTTATAGAACTTGATAAATTTGATTTAAAAATTTTACCTCAAAGATGGGGAAATTGTCCTTGGGGTTTTATAGAAAACCATGAAGAAGAATGGGGATTTCTTACCCCCTATATTTTAGAAAACCCCCAATTACCTACAAAACCCCAAGTATGGGCCCAAATTTCAGTCCCCAATGAATTTCAAGCTTTAGGAGAATTTAATATTGGCTTTACAGCAGGGATAGAAACTACAGTTTGTCACCACTCATGGATTCAAGGCTTAAATAGGATGGACTTAAATATTGTATCTTCAGAACATGCTAAAAAAGTGTTTGAAACTATAAAGTTTGACCAAAAAAATAAAAATGAAGTTGTAGGAGTACTCGAATTAAATAAACCCGTTGAAGTTTTATTTGAAGGGGCAGATATAACTAAGTATTTTCCTTCTAAGGAAAGTAAGTTTGCTGAATTAGATTCTATTAAAGAAAAATTTGCTTTTCTTTTTATTGGACATTGGATGAATGGTGATTTAGGGGAAGATAGAAAAAATGTAGGACTATTAATTAAATTATTTTATGAAACTTTTAAAAATAAAAAAGACAGTCCCGCACTAATTTTAAAAACTAGTGGAGCTGGAGCTTCCTATTTAGATAGAGATAAAATTCTTAGTAAAATAGAACAAATTAAATCTAGTGTAGAATATGATTCTCTTCCAAATATTTACATATTACATGGTGAACTAACTGATCAAGAAATAAATAATTTATACAACCATAAAAAAGTTAAAGCTATGATTAGCTTAACTAAGGGTGAAGGATTTGGAAGGCCTTTATTAGAATTTAGTTTAATTAATAAACCCCTTCTTACTACAAATTGGAGTGGACATACTGATTTTTTAGACCCTAAATTTACAACTTTAATAAGTGGGCAATTAAAATCAATACACCAAACAGCAGTTGTACCCAATATACTTATTCCTGAGTCTCAATGGTTTTCCCCTCACGTTATGGAAACCCAACAACATTTAAATAATATGTTTTACAACTATAAAGCATATTTAAAAGGATCTAAATTACAATACCATAAAAGCAAAAATAATTTTAGTTTTGATAAAATGGTATTACTTTTAGATAATTATTTAATTAAATACCTCCCTACATTTGTAAAAAATGTAATATTTAAAACTCCTTCTTTAGATAAAACTAAATTAAAACTACCTACACATGTCACAAACCGATAAATTAACTACTTGTCCCCGATGTGGGAGTGATGCTTGTTATGAAATAAAAGAAGCACATAATTTAATAAATAGAATGTGTTATGGGTGTGGTTTTATGACTCACAACTACATGAAAGAAGATAGCAAATTTCTTAATGAACAACTTGAAGTTCTTCCTGAATTATATAAAAATTTAGATTTTGTAGATGATAAAGGTTACCATTGGATACCTAGCACCATAAACCTCCCAGAAAAAGGTATGGTTTATGTAAATGGAAGTAATATAGATAACTGGAATTGGACAGCAGTCCCCGTAATTGAAATACCCGAAGATGAAAAAGAACGTTTCCCTATAAAAGACAAACCAGGTGAATTTCATACTCATAAAATGGATAACTCTTCTTCTAAAAATTTTAATCAATTTGATTTTATAGAAGCTCTTGATTATATTGGTATTTTTCAAAACAATAAATAATGAATATTAGTTATGCTATTCCAGTATGTAATGAATATAAAGAGATAAAATATCTTTTAGATTATCTTTTTAAGCATAAACGTGAACAAGATGAAATTGTAGTACAATGTGATAAAGGTAATACTACTCAAGAAGTATATAATGTTTTACAAGAATATTCTAATTCTAATATACCCTATAAATTAATTGAGTTTCCTTTAAATGGTAATTTTTCATCATTTAAAAATAATCTTAAAAATAATTGCACAGGTGATTATATTTTCCAAATTGATGCAGACGAATATCCTGATGAGTATTTAATGAATATGATTGAAGCCATTATTAAGATTAATAATAAAGTAGATGTATTTTGGGTACCTCGTATTAATAAGGTTAAGGGGATAACCCAAAAACATATTGACAAATGGAAGTGGAACGTTGATAATAAAAATAGAATTAACTTCCCAGATTATCAATGTCGTATTTTTAAAAATGTTAAAAGAATTAAATGGCAAAACAAAGTTCATGAAAAACTTGTAGGTCATACATCTGAATCCCAACTTCCCGCTAATGATGAATTTTGTTTAATTCATATTAAAGATATAAAAAGACAAGAATCCCAAAACCAATTTTATAGTACACTATGATTACAGTAGTAAGTGCTCACTTTGAAAGTAATGAAAGAGAAATGGGACTTCCTCCATCTCAACCTACTTATAAAAATATTAAGTATAAATTATATACTAATGTACCTGATAAAATTGACACAAATGGCAATTGGGAAATAATACATGTGCCCCTTAAAGCCTCAGGAAGAATCCAAGCTAGACATATAAAATCTATGATACATGAGTATGTCCCAGATGCTGAATTTTGGTTATGGTTAGATTCTAATATGTTGTTAATGGAAGACCCCCACATTATGATAGAAAAATATCTTAAAAACTATGATGTGTGTGCTCTTCCCCACCCCGAGCGTCATAACTCTTGGGAGGAAGCTGTAATATGTAGTGAATTTTGGGGTGGAGAAGTAGATAATATCCAACGATTAGTTGATGAATTTTATAAAGAGAATTATATCCCTAATGTTTTATGTGAAACGGGATGTTTAATCAGACGTAATACACAAAAAGTTAGGGATTTTAATAATACTTGGTGGGATAAAATTAAAATTTGTAGGAGGGATCAAATTAGTTTTCCTTACTCAATTTGGAAACACGCCCTTTCTTTAACAACATTCCCCGGAACTAACAGCCACAATGAACTCAGATTTAAATATAAAGATTATATCCCCCAATATCAGGGTATTGTTAGAGCATGGTCTGGGGGGTATACAGATAGAAACTCTAAAATTGAATTAAACCATGGCTAACGGAGTATATAAAATAACAGAGGAATTTGAAAAACAACTTTCAGATTACACAGGAGCACCTTATGTAGTTACTGTAGATAATATGTCTAATGGATTATTTTTAGCATTATACTATGAAAACCACATAAAAAATTCTACAGAAGAATATATTACTATTCCTAATAGAACCTACCCTTCAGTACCATGTGAAATAACTCATGCTGGGTTAAAAGTAAAGTTTAAAAAAATTAAAGGTAAAACCTTAAAAGGGGCATATCCTTTAGAAGGCAGTAATGTCTGGGATTCTGCCCTTCGATTCACATCAGATATGTACATACCTGAAACACATATGTGCATTTCATTTACGGGTCCATATAAGCACTTTAAATTATCTAAAGGAGGAGCTATACTAACTGACAATGAAGAAGCATATTTTTGGTTTAAAAGAGCTAGGTACAGTGGTAGAAGAGAATGTTCTTACCATGAGGATAATTTAGATATGCTAGGATGGAATTTTTATATGATGCCTGAATTGGCAACTCGTGGTTCATTGTTAATGAATCAATTTTATACCTCAAAAGGAAAACCAATCTCTAACCCAGACCTGGAACTCCCCTACCCAGATTTATCAAAGTTTAAGATTTACACTAAAGAAAACACATAATGACAGTAGGGATTATGCAGCCTTATTTTTTCCCTTATTTGGGGTATTTTCAATTAATAAAAGCTGTAGATGTGTATGTTAATTTGGATCATGTCTCTTTTATGAAGAGAAGCTACATGACACGTAATTCTTTAAAAAATAATACTCCGTTTAGAACCCAAGTATATAAAGCTAGTCAAAATAAAAAATGTACTGAAGTCATTTTAAATTTTGAAAATAACTTTACGTCAAAATCTTTAAACACAATACACCATTTATATTCTAAATCTGAGTATTATGATTCTATAATACCCTTTATAGAACCCCTGTTCCAAGAAAGAGAAATTACTATCTCTCAATTTAATTTGGATATTATAAAAACTGTGTGTAATTTATTAGAAATTCCAACTAAAATTATAAATTCATCTGAGGGATACACAGATAAAAAAAGAGGTGATGGGTTGATAGAGATTACTAAAAAATTAAATGGAGATAGTTATGTGAATGCTATTGGAGGGCAAAAGTTATATGATAAATCTTATTTTAAAAATCAAAATATAAATTTATACTTTGTTAAAATGGGAGAAGTGCAATTAGGTAACCCATACGCTTCTATTTTAGATTTATTATTTACTTACCCTATAGAACACATCAAAACCCAATTAAATAATTATTTACTATTATGAATCATAAAGGAAAATTTGAATATACTAAATTTGAAAATAGACGAAAGGACTATTATAAAACCATGGAACTTTTAAAACAATCCTCCCCATCTTTTGAGGAGTTAGTAGAAGATTTTCCTAGGTTTGCAGGTCATATGTCTATTAGTCGTTATCTAACTTTATACGAAATGTATAAAATGTCTATGGGGATTTCGGGACATATAGCAGAAATAGGAACATATAAAGGAACTTCCCTTTTATGGTTTACTAAACTGTTACAAATTTTTGAACCTGAATCTTTAACTCAGGTTCATGGTTTTGATTGGTTTAAAGGGACAGGTGATGATGAAATTGAATTAAAGATAGAAAAAGGTTCTTATAGCTATCCTTATCAAAATCTTATAGATTCAATAAAGGCTCAAAATTTACAAAATACTTGTTTTGTACATGAATTAGATATAACAACTCAACTTGAAGCCTTTTTTATAGAAAATCCCCATTTATATTTTAAAGTTGTATTTTTAGATTGTGGGTTCTATAAGGTTACTAAAGAAGCTCTTAAGAATCTTTGGCCTCGTTTAAATGTAGGAGGTATCCTTATTTTGGATCAATTTAATCATGAATTATCTCCTGGAGAATCAATGGCTGTAAAAGAAATCCTTCCCAATGCTAAAATACAAACTCTTCATAATTCTTGGATGCCAACTTCATATATAATAAAAACATAAATAATAAAATGAAAAACAAAGTAATAATATTTGGAACTTTAGATACAGCAGAATTAGCTCATTATTATTTAACTAATGATTCTAAATATGAAGTAGTTGCCTTTACAGTAAATAAAGAATATCTTAAAGAAGAAACATTTCGTCCTAGATGGGGTAATAAAAAATATCCTGTTGTTCCTTTTGAAGAATTAGAAAATCATTACCCCCCAACTGAATATTGTTTTTTTGCTCCTATGACTGGGGTTAAAATGAATACTTTAAGGAAAAAGGTTTATGAAGAGGGCAAAGCTAAAGGGTATAAGTATATTTCTTATATTTCTTCTAAAGCAACTGTTTGTAATAATGTAATAGGAGAAAATTGTTTTATCCTAGAAGATAATACACTCCAACCTTTTACTGAAATAGGAAATAATGTAGTTATGTGGAGTGGTAATCATATAGGCCATCATGGTAAAATAGAAGATCATGTATTTTTTACCTCCCACGTAGTGCTTTCAGGGCATTGTCATGTTAAAGAAAGAGCTTGGTTAGGTGTAAATTCTACTATTAGAGATTTTACTACTATAGGAGAAG